TTCTTTTCCACCAAGTTTTAATGACTTTTCTTTCTCCTTTGCATTTGGAGTAATGACTTCATAGTAGCATGTGAATGGATCAAAGAGAATAGTTCTTGTAGAAAATGCCCCCATCTGAAGTTTTTCCTGAACATTAACAGCATTGTCTTTCTTATAATCAAGTGCTTTTACATCATAACCAGCGGGAATATTTTCTCCTCTTGAGTCTGGTGATTGGTTGTAAATGATAGATTTCTTTTTCTCTTGTGCAAGTAATCCATCAATAGACTTAAAGAAAAATCCTTCTGATGTTTCATAGAAAAAGTATCCAGCACTATCACCTTGCTTTTGATTTTTTGCTGATACTGCTTTCTTGGATAACCAATTCATTGCATAGTATGGTTTGCGATTGTTACCAACAAAATTGTAGTTATTTGAAGTTTCTTCAATATCAATTTTCTTCTTTGTTCCAAGATAATTTGAATCAGTCAATATTTTTTGTATATGGTCAGATATCTTTCCATCAAATCTCTTATTCAATCTTACCTTTTCATTCATTATAAACTCTCTTGATGTTAAATCAAGTTGCACCAAAGACTTAGTTGTATCATCAGACATTGGTGTAACCTTATTCACATACAAAGATATCTTTATTTCATTATCATTATTATCTGCAAATTTAACTTCTACTTTTTCTTGGCCAACAATAGGAAGACCATCCAAAGCAGTTTTGTTGTTAATCGTATTTCCAGCGTCTGCAAAAGTAAGAGTTGCTCTTACAGAATCCTGCAAGATACTCTCATAATATAAAAGACCAACTGTACCACCAGCAACGCTTACTTTTTTATCATCTTTGTTTGATATGATATCCAGTTGCTTAATATTAGAAGCTTCAGCAGATTTGGTTGTTATTTGGTTTGCCATTTTATATTACCTCGTATTTCTATTTACCCACCTTGATATAAGGTATCAAATGGATCATCTCCACCTCCAACAAAAGTCATAGTAGATCCAGAAGATCCATATGAATTCCCACCAGTAGGAACAGGAACTTCTACAGGAACCTCAACAACCTGTGTATCTGCATAAGGCTGTTCATATGCAGCATAAGATTGAAGAATGCTTGCAAGTTGTGGTTTTGTTTTTGCTACATTTAGTTTTTCTAAGATACCTGGAGCAAGTCTATCCAATCCCGCAGTGGTGTCTGCATCAAAAACAAACTCTGGACCTTTCTCACCAATAATAGCATATGTTGGTTTCTTTATTCTTCCACCTTTAGCAAGAGCAACGTGAACGTGATGATAGTGTATTGCATTTGTTGATGCTCCCCAATAATCCAATCCAACTCTCTTACCGTTAGCAATTCCAAATCCAAGTGGTGTGTATATTAATTGAGTTAAAGATGATCCATAATTTTGAACTAAGTATTTTGCAAATGCAAGTTGTTCGGGTGTTCCTCTACCTACAGCGTCGTTTGAATAATCTCTTGCTCTATTCTTACCATGATATCCAGAATCACCTGGACGATAATCACTTGTTAGAGTCAGTCCATATTTTTTAGCGATAGTATTAAACTGATCAACACTGGATGCTTTTCCTGTTCCCAAAGGACCGGTGATTCCAGTTTTTGATGATGCTATTTCTTGCTGACTATATCCACCTTTTTTAACCTTAGAAAGAGCCGCTTTAACTTTTTCTGCAGTCATTGAACTTCTTTGACCGGGATAATAAAACTTACCTTGAGCATTAGGAAGAGATGCAAATTCTTGAGATAATCCCTGCATAAACTGTTCATCACTTATTTCACCTTTCAACCACTTTTCACCACCTCTTCCTTTAATATTAACATTAATAATAATTTTTTCTTGGTTCTCTGGACTGTAAAGATCTTTATCAGGATTAAGACCAGCTGCTTTTGCCCTTCCAACAAGATATTGTGGAAGTTGTTGATATTTACCAACAGCACCTGTTGCTCTTCTTGCAACGTCTGCAATGGTCATTTTAGTCGCACCTTTTAATGTTGTGCTTGGGTACATTGCTTCATAGTTTCCACCAGATTCTTTACCAGAAATTAAATCCAACAAAGGTCCCCATTGACCTTCAGTTAACGCTCCACTTGGAACTTCTCCATCAGGTCCTGTTAATGTTGGATCACTCTTATCAGGTCCTTTCTTTTCTTTCCTTTCTCTTATCAATCTTAAAGTTCTTTGAGCGTTAGTTTCAAATTCATCTCTAAAAGTTTTACTAATCCAACTACTAACATCAACCCCTTTCTCTGCTGCTTCTAAAAATTCATCATCAACCATACCACCCTCAGCAAAAGCAGCAACCAATCCACCTTTTAATTGACCTTCTTCAAGACCTTTTGCAATCAATAAGTTGAGACCCAATCCAACATTATCATAATCCTTTTGAGTTGGTTCTTCCTTTGCCTCTAATTTTGCTGAAACTGCAAGGACTGGACCAAAGTATTTTGTTTTATCTAATTCTTGTCCACTTTTCACCAGAGGATCTTTAGGATCTCCTTTGAATTGAGTCTTTGATGGTTTTCTTGCAAGAGCTTTCTTATATTTTCCTTTCTTCTTATCTCCACCTATAGTTCTTCTTGTCCCAGTTTGTGCTTTGCCACCTCTTGTAATTCCACCACCAGCCATTTTGCCCATCATTTCTTTTTGAGCACCTTTATTACCATAAATGTTTCCAAAAGAACCCTTTTCCTTGAATGCAAATCCAAGGGTAAGCATATTCAATCCTTTTCTAAAATCTTCACGAATTCTCGCATCAAACTTTGCAAGATTATATGCTTGCTTTTTCTTATCTTCTTCACTTAAAAATGGATAGCGAAGAAGTTCAATGGCATATCTAAAAGGAGCACCAACAATATCAAGCATTACTCCAATAGCCGCTAGAGGTCCAAGCAGCATTTTCATACCACCAAGTTGAGCACCGACGAAATACTTTCTTGGATCAAACCAACTTAGTTTATCAAATTCTTTTTGCTTATCTTGTATCGGTTTTGTTGCGATTTTACGAAGTTGGAATGCACCTTCACCTAAAGCTGATGCAAGCAGTCCAGCACCTGCAACAATACCTGCTACTGCACCAGCACCTAATCCACCAGCCTGAGCAGCACCACCCGCTTGACCAGCAGCACTTGTTGCTACTTGTTGTGCCCCTTTTTGAGCAATTCTTTTTGTAACCTGATCACCAACTATATCTCCAGGACCACCACTATCAGAAGTCAACGCTTCAACTGCCATCGCACCAGCAATTGTGGTTGTTAAGAATAGTGCATTATCAATCAGACCTAAAAACTTTCCAAAATTATCCGCAGCACCTGACCCACCAATTTTCTTAATGAATCCTGTGGTTGCATCAATTGCTTTATAACCCCAGTCAACAAAAGTAATCAAACCATCTAAAAGTTTTCCACCAAAATCAATAACAAAGTCTGTAGCAGAACCAAGAAATTTTACGATAGGAATTAACTTTGGTAGATAATCAAGCATCCTTACAGCAAAATATCCAAGAATTACGTTACCAATAAAGTTCTTCACCCAATCAAGAAATCCCATTCGTGGGACTTTTGGCATCTTAATTGGTCCTTTTTCTGCCTGTGGTTTTGTCTCTAACTTTTCTTCTTGTTTTTCTCTTCTCTTTCCACTCTCTTGTCTTTTCTTTGTGTCAAGTGATTTCTTTTCTGCAGCAAGAGTTCCTTTTAAGATACTCTCAATCTTGATCACATTTACTTTGATAGAAGCAATATCCTTAACAGACTTCTTCGTGAGGACCACATTAGAAGGACCACCACCAATCATCTTCTGCTGCTGCGCTTCTTGCATAGCAAGTCTTCCACCATAACGTCTATGGAGTTCTGATGGTCTGTTTAGAAGTTTTTCTGAGGTTATTGCCATTTGCTATTACCCTCTAACCCCAAGGGTTTTTGCTTTTGAATTACCAGATGCTGGACAAGTTGCGCCAAAGTTTGGAGTTTTAGTTGTCGCAGCACTACCATTTCTACCAGTTCTCGCTTGTCGTCTTTGAGCAGACGTTAATGCTTGTGGTTTTGGTTTTGGCATTGGAGTAATTCCAGGTGCTGATTTCTTTTGCTGTTGAGCAAGTCTTATATCTCTAGCTTTTTTTGCAGCAGCATAATCTTTGTAATACTTACCATCAGAAGAAGAATAATATCTACCAATAGAAGAAGCACCTGCTTGTTTTACCCTTGCTTCAGATGCTTTATCTGCTGCTTTTACATCCGGTCTATTCCAACCCTTTATCCAGGTTCTATTTAATTGACCAAGAATACCACCTCTGGATTGAAACTCCTCTCTTCTTGCCTTATCCTCTGCATCAATTCTAACACCTCTTGATTTATTTCTACTAGCACCAGCAAAACTCAATTTATCAAGTCCCTGCTGCGATGCAAGTGAAGTCAATCTAGTCTTTCTAGCAGCAAGTGCATCATTATAGTTTGCATAAGTTTTTCTATCGGAAGAAGAATAATACTTTCCTTTTGACGCTGCATAATCCATACGTGCAGACATCTTTGGACCACCAAATAACCCACCAGGTTGGAACATTCCTCCAGTTCCAGCATCTCTAGAATCTTGAGGGACATAGATTACATCATTTCCTCTCTTCATCGCAAAGTATCTTCTACCACCCAAGTTTATTTCATTATCACCAATACCCGTGCTGAAGTTCTTTCCACCATTTTTAATAACAATAGAATCTTTTCCTTTATATTTTGCAGCAAATCCAGTTCCAAGTTGAAGTCCTGTGCTAGAACCTTTAATGTTTACACCTTTTCCTGCTGCAAGTGCTTTTGTTGCTTGAAGTTGTTTTGCAACTCTTGCTGCTTCAGGAGTTTTAGCGGCATCTTTTTGCTGACGTTTAAGTTCATCTTGTTTTGGTTTGTCCCCAATCAATCCACCACCCTGGGCATAAGCAGTCCCACTCATTACTTTTGGTATATTTGTTCCACCTCCAGCAGCGTTCATCGCTTCCAGGGTATCAACACCATACTTCTGAACAGCACCACGAGACATAACAAACTCACCATCACTCAACATCGCAGGGACTTTATCTACACCCTTTTCTCCACTTACAAAACCACTCATCATTTCTTGTGGTTTTCCAGATCCAAATGCACCACCAAGAAGCATTCCCAAAGGACCAAACATAGCGCCCATACCAGCGCCACCCATCATACCTTTGAAGTTAAATCCTCCTCCACCAAATTTTGGAATTGCTAATCCACCACCAGCAAACTTTTGTGCTTTTGGTTTCTCTTCTCCTCCTCCACCTTTAAGAGCATTAGTTGCTGCTAGTGCTCCACCAACAGTAACAGCCGTTGCTAATCCAGCGCCAATAAGACCACCACGCTTACCAAGAAACTTTGCTACTCCCCTAGCACCCGCTACTTTTTTTGCTGCTAGCAGTTTAGCAATCGCAATACCAAGTTTAATTGCTCCACCAATCAAAGTCTTGGTTAAACTAAAAACAAATCTTCCAAAAGAATTACCAAATACAAGATATAATGCAAGAAGTTTTGGCCAATGATCCTTAAAGAAACGAATGAGTGATTGAACTTTTTCCTGATTTTTTGAATCACCAAACCATTCAATGATTTTAAAAATTATTCTTCCAAGAATGACAGTTCCAATAAATTCCAATATTCTATCAAGGAGACTCTTAACTGGTGCTATAATTTTTTCTGCAGTTGTAGCAATACCTTTGAATACTGTTTCTAACTTACTTTCAGCAAGTCCTCTTTTCTCTTGCTCTTCTTTTCTTCTTTCATAAGCGGCAGTGTCATCAGCAAGTTTTTTTCTTCCTGTCAATATCTCTGCAATAGAATTTACCGACTTTGCAATTGCAGAGATATTTTCTTCTACGTTTGAAGTAGTACCACCAGGTAACTTTGCACCAATATTTTCACCACTTATTCTTTTACTTTGAGATTGTGAAAGATTTTTAAGGCTAGTAATCTTTCTGGAATTATTATCAACAACCTTTTCTAAGTTAATAAAACGAACAGCAAGTTTTCTTGTATGTCCAGCAAGATTTCCTATTGTCTTATGAATATTAGCAATACTTTTTGATGAGTCAAGAGAACTCCCTCTCTTGAAACTTTCAGCAGAGATGACTGTCTTCTTAAGTTGTGAATCTAAATCCTTTAGTTCCTTAGAAGTGGGCATTACTCATCTGCTGCTGTTGTTTTAATTGCTCTTCCTCAAGATGTTGTTGTAATAATGCAACATAGATATCTCTTTCCCACGGTATCAAATTTTCAATCTCCCATAAAGAATATTTATGGTACTGCATTAAGGAAAAGTTGAGACGAAAATAATTCTCAAGGTCCATATGGACCATCGCTACGCGAAAAAAGATGCTAAGCCCTCAAGAACAACTTCACTTTCAACTTGTGTGTTTGGGTTAGTAACTTTGATAGTATGAGAAAGTTTAGGCATCGTTTCAAAGAACTTCTCAATATCTTTAAACTGAGAAGAATTCATAGACTCTAAGAATTCAGACAATTCTTTCTTGGAAACATCTGCTGTTGCCCAGACTTCATCTTCTGTATAGATCTTATCAATACAAGAACCAATCAATTCAAAAGATTGATCCATAGCATTCTTATTATCAAAGTCAAAATTGTTCTTAATAAATTGATCTAACGATGGATACTTCATTTCCATCATAATCGTGTCATCAAGTTTGATTCTGTTTGAATGTTCCTCACTTTTTTGAACTTGAATATCATCAAGATTAATTTTTACAGGAACTTCTGTTTCACCATCATCTGGACAGATAATATTTACATCAAGTTCTTCTCCAACAGACTTACCACGAATGTTGAGGAACAAATATTCAATATCAAAAGTAGGAAGAGATTCTACTTTAACATTTTTTGTAAGAATACAATTCTTAATTACTGTCTTGATTGCTGTCGTAATTTGCTTATTGTCTTCACTCTCTAAAGCAATTACAAGCAGTTTTTCTTCCTTAACCAGAAATGGTCTATATTGAATTGTCTCTCCTGTTGATGGCAATTCAAGTTCATACGTTGGTGTAGCAATCTTAGGTAAAGGCATAATGTCCTATAGAAGTTTCAGTGTGATTATTTATTATGGTCCAAAGATACTTCTTTCAACAAAATTATTTCTACCAACTCCAGGAAGTCCTGCTTCAATTCTTCTGTCAATAGTATTTCCAGAAGCATTTGCCACTGCCAGAGAAAGTCCACCAGTGCTTAAAGCACCAGCACCTTCAAGTCCAGGAAGAGTTAAATTACTTGTATTAAACTGAGCTTGTTCGGTTGGAGTAGAGGCACTAGATGAATTTTCATTAACTGTTCTGTCAATGTAATATCTAATATAACTCATACTGACAGTACACTTTAAAAGACTAGAACTATCATATGAAACTGGCATAGAACTCAAACTAATAGGAAAAGCATTAACAAATTTGTATGTTAATGATGTTGCACTTCCCTTTACACGTGTGTAACTGCTTCTTTCAAATTTAGTTACTTCCAAACCTGACTTTGCAACATATTCATCTCTGTATCTGAAACGATAAAAATAATTGTCACTATCAAGACTCACACCTATAGCATCATCAGGTGCCTTGCTTTCAAATGCAGTATATTTAATCCATGTTTCAAAAAATCTAATAGGTAGATAATTTTCAGCATCAACGTAAAAAGTCAAATCAATTCTGTCATCATAGACTCTGCGATATGCGTGCCTTTCTGTTACACCAGTATGATCATTAGTAAGTTCTAAGGTTGCAAGATTAGATCCTGGTAAAGTTGCTTCAGAACACATCAAATGCATTTTATCTTGATTAAGATTCACTCCATTATCTTTCCAATATCTATCACCTGCTTGAATTCCTTTAGGAAAAGGAATCTTTACCTCAAAATGAGAAGTGGTTGCTGGATGTAGTAAATTTGTTTTTATTTGTGCTATGCTCTTTGGAGAAGGCATTTATAAATACTTTTTGACCTTATATATTATGTATGGCAGAAAGTATTAAAAGCAGATACTACCCATCCTTTCCCAAGAAGTATAAAGGTAATCCAAATAATATCATTTGTCGCAGTAGTTGGGAAAGAAAATTTTGTCGTTGGTGTGATCTGAATGAAAGTATTCTTGAGTGGGGAAGTGAAGAGTTTTCCATTCCATATATCTCACCAGTTGACAATCGTATTCATAGATATTTTCCAGACTTTATTATCAAAGTGAAGGAAAGCACAGGACAAGTCAAAACATATATTGTTGAAGTTAAACCAAAGAAGCAAACTAAACCACCTGTGAAAAAATCAAGAGTGACAAAATCATATATTCATGAGTGTGTCACATATGAAGTTAATAAAGCAAAGTGGAGAGCAGCAAAAGAATTTTGTGATGATAGATTGATAGAGTTTAAAATCATCACCGAAGAAGAACTGGGTATCAAGTAATGGCAGAAGGTTTCGGACAATACGTAGGAACAGGAACTGCAAGAACGAAGGAACTTCTTAGAAGAGTTGAAGAATCTGGGACCAAAGATCCAGAAGAAATTATGATGATGATTATGGATATTTTTAAAGAAGAAGTTTTATATCCAGAACCAGGAAAATATTATACCTTTATATACAATCCAAAAACACCTAATATTGAATACGATCAACATCCTTTGATTGCTTGCACTTCATTAGAACGATGGGGATTCAAAGCAATTAATTTCCATTGGAGACAAGGAAGGCAATATACTTGGGAAGAAGTTGCAGGGAAACTTCATGTCGTAAAATATAATGAACTTGACGAATTACTTTCTTTACAGTATGGGAAGTTCCGTCTAAATAAATAAAGGATTTTGTTTAGAAGTATATCCGATGGCGTCATTTACTTGTCCTGCAGGAGCAATTTGTAGTGATCAGGCAAGAACTTTTGTGGGCGCAACAACCAGAACAGTAGAGAGAGTAGTTCCTGGAACTCAAGGTTCTACTAAACCAGTAACAGAAACTACTGGAGGAACTGGAATATATCATAGAACAGTTACAACTGTTAAACAAGATGGTGCAGGAAATATTAGTGGTGGAGAAACTGTAGTTTATATTGAAAAAAACGGTAGTTGGCAACCAGCAGCTATTTCAAAAGATGGTGGAAAAACATATAGTTTTTCTGACCCAAAATATCCAACCATGGCTGGAGTTGCTGGGGCTGGATTACAAAAGGAACTACAAGATCCTAAAGGAGCAATTCATAAGAATGTTGATAAAAATGTTAGCGATGCTCTTAAGAAAGCGGGAATAACTAAACCAGAAGATAAAGCAAAGATAGTTGACTCTTCAAAAGGAAATGGAGCTGATGGAGCTACAGATACAGGAGATACTTCACAACCGTTTAATGCAGATACATTCTCTGAAAACATAAAAGGAGTTGGTAGAGATAATTTTAAACAACCAGAAGGTCCTTTAATTTATCCATTTGATATTAGTTCAACAAAGCAAGATGTAATCAAATTTGATATGTTAAAATATAAACCCAAAAAATTTGATAGTGAAAAATTTGGATTTGGTGAGAGAGAAAGAAATTTTACAAATGACTCTATAGGAACCGTAATACTACCAATCCCTTCAGGTATTTCGGATACAAATGCAGCTAATTGGAATTCTGGGGAAATGAATGCAGCAGAGGTCGCACTGGCAAACGTTGCTTTAAGTGGTATAACCGAGGGTGGAGCAGGATTCTTTTCTGGTGTGGAGGACGCTGCTAAAAAAGTTTCTGAAAATGCTGGTGAAGTAAAAACAGCCGC